ATCGGCTGTCCGGGCTTATAACGCCAAAGTGGCTCCGGACTATCTCGGTGTATCGCGTGCCGCCTCGAGCGTCCCGCTCTAAAAGCTTCTGCGTCTGAAACGCCAGCCTTATCGCGTTAATCGTTCCAATGGTTGCGGTGCTTAAATCTGCGTACAGGTTCGAGGGGTACAAACCCGCTCCGACCGCTGTGAGTGCGCTGGCGCTTTGCGCCATTGCTCCCGCGGCTCCGACTGTTCCCAATGACAGGTTGCCGGCAGGATTAAGACCGCTAACAGCGTCGCGCCAACTAGCAGCCGTATGAGCCCCACTAACAACTTGAGTGCCAGTAACCACAATAGCACTGCCAGTAAGAGGTAAACTAACACCTGTGCCTCCTCCCTTCTGTGTCCACGGTAAACAACTTGTAAAATAATCGTGTCGCTTGCTCGGATTTAAATTCGTGTAATCCGTCGACGGGTCCGGCCCGTCATCTACGTGTATCGGCACACTGTTGCTCAAATTCTCGTCTCGGAACCATTGGTTCCAGATTAAATTAAATGCTCTGAGTGGCAGTGCGCTAATACTAATCGTGTTGCCTCCCGCAGTCTGCCCGACTGTCGGAAGTCCCATGTAATCATAAACGCTCAGCTGTGGGAATCCGTTCGCAGGGCTTACAATCTGCGGAATATTAAAACTTATGCTGTCTGCGGGGTTCGCTTGCTCTCCCATAAAGTTAACCCAATGCGTCCATACTAAACGGTTGGGGACGAAGAAAAAAAACGTCTCTAGGTCCAAATTATCCATGATCGGAAAAATCGGTGTCGCCATGCGAACAAATGCCGTCATGGTTACGTTAAAACTGTCTCCCGGCAAAACTTCTTGCACAAAAACTGGCACCAGCAAGCTTGCGCTAAACGTCGTCTTGTGCTGGTGCTGCATCCTAAAGCTGCTCCGCGGTATCTCTGCCCGCGGTATCATGCTAAAACTGTGCGTGTCTACCTTCTTGTTTCTAAAATTCGTGCCGTAGCTACTTCCCATGCCGCTCATTCTGCTTCTCCTAAAAAAGACGACCTCAGGCTAGCGCCGCTTTGGGCGCGTGGCTCGAGGTCGTCTATGCCTTAGTTCGTTACCTTCACATTCTTGCCTACTGCAATCATCTCCGGGGTCTTTGTCTCGAACATTCCTGTCTGTGTCTCATATGCACCCATGAGGTATAAATCATAATCGTCTGGGTGCTGATATAAACTATTCTCCTTCTCTGCTCTATTCACTTCATCGCTAAAACTTCTAATGGCTTGTCCATTGCTTATCAAAAACATCGGCGTACCGTACTGGTCGGTCGCCCTATCTCTCACACAATAAATAAACATCTTCATAAATTCTTCCTTCTCTTTCTCTCTAAATTCGCTAAAACACACTTCTCTCTAACTATCAATCTCTCTGGTCTTGTATCTTCTAAAAACTTCTTACTTCTCTCATATCTCTCAAAACTCTTAAACTCCATCAAATCACTATCAACTTCATCCATCAACTTGTCGTAATACTTCGGCGGCGGAATCATCTTGCCTCCTTGCAAAACCACTCCGTCTCTTGCGAGGTACACCTCGCGCCAAAACTTCTTAAACCATGCATAGCCTATTCCCGGCTTCAAACTCATGTGGCCAAACTCAGGAGTAACCTGAACAACTTCACCAGTACGTATATCCATAACACTGTAATACTTCCTAGCAGCATCCTCGTCCCAAATCTTCTTCTGACAATACTTCGCCACGTACGCTGCGCTCTCGTAGGTGACTGCTCCAATGGTGCTATATCCATGTGGCCACAACTTCTCTAGTGTCTTACTTCTGAACAACTTCTCGTCGTGCTTAACCTTGTCGTGGAAGTCGACTCCAAACAATATCGCATGAAAATGCGGTCTTCCTGTCTTCTCTCCATACTCGCCGCCCATAAAAAAACGTGGTACCCAGCTCCACGTTGTCACATCAAAATACCTGTATCCTTTCTGCTTCCTCAAGCTTCTCATGAAATCTTGGAAATGCTTGTGATTCAGACTCGGTTCCCAAGTCTCGTCTTTGTACGTTAGCGTTACAAAGCAATTCTTCTGGTATAACTGGGCCTCATGCATACATCTAATCGCCCAATCTCTCGTTCGTACCTGCATACAACCCACACATTTCCCACACGGAAGCTTAATTGGTCTATATCCTTCTCCTTCATACTTCTCCTCAAAACGCATGGGCTTCCCTTCGGAAGCCCATGCATCAAACGGCCTGAAACAGGCCATCTCAAAGTCGCCAGCCGCCCCGCCTCGGGGCGAGCGCGACGTTCTTCGCATTCGTCTTGCTCACGTTATGCCTGAACTTGCTTGCGCTGTGTCGCTTATTCACATGCTGTCTCTTGCTATGGATCATCTGCATCCTCCTAAAAACGGGGCGCCGGAGCGCCCCAAACGGTGACGTCGGTCACGGGGTCCCCTCTCTTTACTTGATTAAGAGGGGTCCCGGTGGTCCCAACCTCCGGTCTATCCCTTCGTCACCAACCCGTCAAGCTCTAACTGCTGCTCGTTCGCTAGGACTCGCTCTACTGCCTTCAGCTGGTCTTCGATCTTCGCGAGCTCTCTACGCTTTCGGGCTGCCTCCGCTGCCAGTCGCTTCTCCAGTTCCTTTACTGACTCCAACATCTGCCTTCTCCATTATCGGCTTAATTGCCAGCCCCATCTTCTGCATTTCTTCCAAGTTCGTCAACTTTCCGTCGACGCTTGTCGCGGTACAAAACTCTAAAAACACTTGGGGATCATTCGCAAATCTTGCCCGCATCTCGGCTGGCATCATCATAAAACTTCGGTCTGCTTCTATAAGCGCGTGTTGCGCGCTTCTAAAATCCATCACTTCTTCAAAGTCTCCGTACCCTAGTACGGGTACGTTCTCGGGCATCACACCTGTTACGTGCATTCGCTTCATCATCACATTCAGGTCTGCATCTTCGGTCATGCTCTGTATCGTCAAACTCGGCTGGTCGTTGTGCTCCATACATTCGTTACTGTTCTCGTCGGGGTCAAAATTGTAATGACTTCTTATCTTAATCATTTCGTGCTCGTGTGCGTCGTACTTGAGTGGTATCCACGATCTTCGCTTACTCCCGTTGTCTGCGTGCTCGTTGTCTTGCCCCTCGTGCTCTGATAATGCTGCAAGGCCATACCTATAATGTTACTAATCGGGCCCGGCCCAAAAATATTCTGCGCTGCTTTAATCCAGACTCCTGCAGGGCTGCTCATAATCTTGCTTTCTGCCTCTGCTGCGCTCACGTTCGCCATATCTATCTTACTTTCTGCTATCGCGGTATTAATCGCGGCTGTTATCGTCGCTTTCGCTACCTGCGTGTTCACTTGCTTCAACTGTCCTTCTGCGTCTGCTACGGTCTTGTTGCTCTCCTTCAAATGCGTGTCGGCCTCTATATTCTTGTATAACGCGTTCGCGTTCTTAATCTCTTGCATCTGTCTTGCTGCGCTCAAATTGCCTAAAACTCCGCCCTTCAACATCTTGCTAAAATCCGGCTGTCCGGTGCTGTCTACTACGGTTACACTATCGTCGGGCGTCTGACTTCTTATATTCGCGGCCTGCGCGCTGTTCAAATCTGCTTGACTTCTCGCTACTTGGTTCTGTCCTAAATTCTGAAAACTTGCTGCTGCATTCCCCACACTGGGTATTGCGCTATCACTTGCGCTTGTGCCTCCCGGCGTACTCGCCGGATCTCCTGTGGCTAACATCGGGTTCAAACCCGCTGCCTTTAAATCTGCCACTCTCCGCTGCATAGCGGTATTGCTCATCGTCGTTTCGTAGTCTCTCTGCTTCTGCGCCTCTTGCGCGTTGAATACTCTGTTCGCGTTGCTCTGCTCCGTGCTCGTCTCGTTCGCTTGTCTCTGGCCTATAAAACTTGTTACATCCCCGATAATGCTTACGGGGTCGAAACTGTCTAGTAGTCCCATCTTATTCCCCTGCCGCCCCCAAGGCGTCCTCGCCCTGGGGGCTCTTATTAACTAAAAGTGGTCAATCATCCCCGGTACGCTGTACATGGGCATCGGCCTGGCTACCTTTGCGTCAAAAAACAAATCACATAAAAACTGCTGGTTATCTGCTAGAGCTCCTGCCGCTACGTCTCGTCTTACCTGTACAACGGTGTTGTCCAAAATAAAGACGTTGTTCAATGCGGGCAGGGCTGCAAACTTCGGTGCCAGATGCCATGTGTCTAACGGTGTCGTCGTCGTCGACCTAAAATATGCGCTGGTGAAACTCGGGAAATATCTATACTCCGCCCATCTCTCATTAAAACCAAAGGTTAGCGCGTCGTTCGCGCTTCCATCGCTAAAAATCTCATAATTGAAAACCGGCTGCTCTCCAAGCATCGAAAATACCGGCCAAAAAAA